TTCTACCCTTGTCGTTCGTTGTGGATTGGTTTACGGGGGTCCAGAACTTTCTGGATTCCTTATCACCTCCTCTAGGTCTTGGCATCCTTCATGGATACAGGACCGACTTCGTAAAAAACGATTTCGAAGTCGATTGGTGGACCGATGTGGCCATCAATATAGAGGGAACGACACCTAACTTCACTTCACGGTTACGTTCAAGTCGTCGTCAGACGTACTGGAACTGGCCGTTGGTGACCCCTTACATATATTTGAACTTCAATAGAAGCAATTTAAGTAAGGGACGCAATCTAATCGCGTTGTTAGGGGCACGCCTTTAGTGCCTGTCAATGGGAGTAAACTCCTCCCGCTCCCCCTGAAGGGGAGAGGTAGGGCGCATTTCGCGCCTCAACGGCATATTGCCAACAACGGGCGAAAGCCCCATAACAAAAGGATTTGACGTTATGTCATCTTTTGCTAGCTTCTCGGTCAATGACCGTGAAACGACTCCTGTTTCGCATACTTTTGCACCACAGGAGCGTCGTGACGGTTTCGCATCCTTCTTCGAAGGCGGAACCGTTCCGAACGGTAACAAAACTGTTGCCGTATCGTGGCGAACTCTGTCAGACGGACGCCGTCGTGTCCGTATGACTCTGGTCGTACCGGTTGAGGTCACTGAGACCATCAACGGAGTTGACTACACAAAGACCTATGCTGGTCGTCTTGGACAAGCTGACGTGACTTTCACGTTCGGCTCATCTTCGACTCAGCAGGATCGAGACAACCTTGTTGGTATCTTTGCCAACGCGTTGGACTCGGCCGTTACTGTCATCGACTCGACAGTAACAGGTCTTGAGGGGATTTATTAATGTTTCGGAGCATAATGCTCCGGAAAATCCTCTCCACCCTAGCCGCTAAATTGCCCTTCAGAGCAATGTTAAGTGGCCCGGTGAGTACGATGATCTTCGTGATCATCGTTGCTGTGGCGTCTATCGCCTTCCTTCCTCAGGAAGAGATGGACACATTATTTCCCACACTCGAAAGTATGTGGAACAATATACCATAGCAGTAGTAAACTGTCGATTCCTTATCCGGATTCCCTGGGTAAGGACTTCTCTAACTCTATCAAGGAGATAGATCAGTGCCTAAAAAGCGTAAACGATCTGATAAGATCAATACACGCCTACCGGCTAATACTAGTCAGGACTTCATCCGGGAGCTGCTTGCAGCTATCCCTGATGAGGACGGTTTTAAATCGCAGTACCTCAAAGAAGAGATTCTTTCGAAGTACAGTGATCCTAGAACCACCCCAGCTAGTGTTAGGGCTGACAGCGCCATATCAAAATGGTTGTCTGTCGAGCGCCAAAATGCGGAGACCAACCGACGCCTCTATATTGGAGATGTCGATCTTGGTTGGATACACTCTGACGAGTTTTGCTCGCAGGTGAGATCCTTAATCTCGCGCATTCTCGGTCCGCTCCAGTACCCGTCTGTAATCGATGACGGTGTACATACTAATGGAGCGAGTACCAGGGTCCCCCGCGGTGTAACCGCGGCGGTCCAAAAGCTTACCGGTGAAGCTCACCTTTCGGAGAGTGCAATCAAACATTGGATTGCCTTTGCCTCAGGAACCCGACTAAGTAGTCAGGATCTGAGACTCTTCGAGAGTTCTAAGCTTTTTACGGTTCCTAAGAAGTCAGATATTGATCGAGTGGCTTGTAAAGAGCCCGAGATCAATGTGCTGTTGCAAAAGTCCGTCGGGAATCATATCCGACGTCGCTTGCGCAGGTTCGGGATCGATCTGAACGATCAATCTCGTAACCAGGAATTAGCTAAAGTAGCAGTTAAGGAAAAACTTGCTACGATAGATCTTTCCTCAGCCAGTGACTCCATCTCGCGACAGCTGGTTATCAACCTGCTGCCGTTTGAATGGTGGTCACTGCTGGACGACCTAAGAGTGAAATCAACCTATATCGGCGACGATTTCCACGAATTGGAAATGTTTTCGACCATGGGTAACGGTTTTACTTTTGAGCTTGAGAGCCTCCTATTCTACGCAATAGTACGCGTGGTTTGTTGGCGTTCGGGTGTTAAAGGTCGTATCTCCGTATATGGTGACGATATTATCGCGCCTACAGCCTGTGTTAAACGGCTGAAGAGAGTCTTTGACTATTTAGGGTTCAAAATGAATCCTAAAAAGACTCACTCTACCGGACTATTCCGGGAGAGTTGCGGTAAGCACTACTACGGAGGCTTTGACGTCACTCCCTTCTATATCAGAAGGGAGGTCTCTACACTACCGGATCTCATTAGCCTTTTAAACAAGGTTCTTGAGTGGGACGGCCGAACTTGGGGTTGTTTTACAACCTTTGAGTTAACGGCGTTCCATCGGAAGTGGTCTAAGCTCGTGCCGAGACGCCTTCATGGCGGTATCGAACCGAGCGATCCTACGGCTTTAGTTACCGGGGATCTACCGAGGCATCGCCTCGTACCACGTACACGAACAGTCAGATTCCAACAGGAAGCTGGCCTATCGTTGTGGTTCTTAGACAAGAGACATGCTGAGAGACAAGCTCTTAGCATTGCACCTAGCATCGAGGTTTCGTATCGTACGAGACCAATTGTAACACTAGGGAACCGAACTACTTGGACACCCTACCTCATAGAGGAGACAACTCAATGACTACATTTACTGTAAACTACCGAGATATCTCGGAAATTGACAATGAAGTGGTCAATGCACTTCACCACGCCAAAGTAGGCGGGATCAGTACTAACGTGCTGGTTGATCACGTATCGGCTGAATACACAGAAAGTGGACTTAACACATTCACAATCTATGTAGACGACCGGTGCGATGATTGGTACAATTTGCACTGTTACGACGACGTTTCAGAAAACGTCGCCATAAACCGGTGCAATATGTGGCTAGAAGCATTCGTTGCTTCAGCCGTCCGTGCACGTCAACTGATGAACACGAGCTCCAATAGACCGGAGTTCATGGGCATGCAGTTGGAGTTGCCGTTAGGGTAACCGGTGGAAGGGCCCTTACATTCCAGTAAGGACAG